TCCCTGAGCTCCTCCACCTGCTTCTCGGCCCTGACGACCGACTCGCGGTTCATCTCGATTTCGAGGTGGTGCGACCTGGCAACATCGGCCAGGCGCAGACGCTCCTCGTGCCAAATCTTCTGGCGCTTCTGGAGTGCCTCCATGCGACGCTCCAGGTCGCGGTACTCCTTCGCGCCTTCCTTCGTCTCAGTGTTGATCTTGCCCAGCTCGATGCGGGCACGGTTCAGCTTCGAGGTGATGTCGGCGTACTCGCGGTTCACGCGGTGCAGCTCGCGCTGCGTTGCGCTCAAACCCTCGGCGTGGCCGTCGTAGTAGCTCTGAATCTTGTGCATCCGCAGCTCGGCCTCGCGGAGACTCTCCGCGTCAACCTGAACCTTGGCCTTCAGCTTGTCCTTCTGGAAAGCGCGACGGAACTCAACGCCCACCTCGTCAGACATGGTCTTCACGAGGTCGCGGACCTGGTCGCCGAGAGTCTTCTTGTCGATCTTGACCTCGGCGGTGGAGCTGGCGTTGCGCAGCAGCTTGTCCAGGTCACGCTGGAAGCCGCGCTCATCAAGCGTCAGGCGTACCGGCGAGGTCTGGCCGGCGGCGATGCGGCCGTCGCGATCCAGGTTCGTCTTGATGTCCACGCGCTGATCACTGGCCAGCGCCTGGTAGGCGGCCACCTGCTCACGCACCTGGCGACGCATGTCGCTTCTACTCGTGGTGAGCTCGGCCTGAATCTGAACCTTGTGGGCGTCCTTGAACGCCTCCTTCTGGAGACCAGCGATAGCCCTCTGGAAGTCATGGTTAAGCTGGTCGTCGTCGATCTCAAGCTTGACCTTGACCTCGGCATTGTCAAGCGACTTGAGCGACTTGAGCCGGTCACGAGTCTCCTTCGCAAAACCGGCAGTGTCTGGGCTAACGCGAATCCATACCTGCCCGACGGGCTGACGTGTCGCCATCGCGTCACCTCCCCTGACTGGCCTTGTTGGCCATCATCGAGAACAGGCGATTGATGTCCACGCCCTCAGTCTCGGTTTTCTTTTTCTTCGCCTTCTTCTGGGCCTCGACCCAGGGGCGATGTTCAGGGGTCAGCTTCGGAGCCTTCCCCTTCTCCCACTCGCCAGCAGTGATCATCGTCGCCTGCGACCAGTCGGAGACGTTTAGAAGGATGCGTGCGGCAATGTCATAGCCGAGCATCTCGGGTGCTTCATGTCGAGCAGCCTCGCAGGCCGATCCTGGAGGTAGTAACTTGATAAGCTCCAGAACGAGAGAAGGCGGGGGGCCGTTACCGGCAATCGTCTCCAATAGGTCTACTTGGTAGTAGTGAAGAAGATCGCGGTAGAGCCCCCCGCCATACTCGTCAATCAGTCCTGCGAGGGCGAAGCTTCCCCCAGCTCAGTCCCCGTGTTCAGGTTCGACACGAGAGTCATGTGCAGGGGAATGTCATCGCCCAGAGCCTTCAGGAGCTTCTCCGCCCCCTCCTTGCCCGCGAGAGCCTCGTAAATCTCACCGAAATACTCCAGCGGATCAGAGTCCTCGCCCTCAGCGGCGCTGAGGCCCTCAAGCTTCTCGCGGGCCTCCTTCGAGACACGCAGCGGGTTCTTGAGCACGACGATGTCACCATCGCCGAGGTCGACTTCGAGGCCAGCGTACTTCTTGTCAGCGGCCTCACGGATGGAATCAAGGGACAGGGCGGTAGCCATAGTTAGGTGTTGCTCCTTCAGGTGGTGGTGTGTTCGGGGACTCTTAAGTCCCCAGGTGCTTCAAGTGGAACTGCGACTGCCAGTACCGGGTGGGCCGGGTCAGTACCGCTTCCGGTACTGGCTCGTCATTCCCCCGACCCATCACCGCCGTCGCCCTCGCCGGGGTCGACGGAACCCACAGCGGCAACCGGGGCGACAGCGAAGGACCACTCGTTGCCCTGGTAGTTCTGGAGGTTGATCGTGATCGGCAGGCCGGCCAGGTCCTCGGTCGAGTCGATGGACAGGTCGTCCGCACGAGTGATCGAGGTGGACGGCGCGTAGATCGGGAAGGCGTTCTGGCCGTCACGCAGGACGATCAGCAGGGCCTTCTGGATCGGGTCCGGGTTGGAGTTAACGCCGTAGAAGATGTCGGAGCCGGAGATCAGCTCCATGTTCCCACCGAAGTAGAACGGCAGGGTCTCCTCATCCCACTGGAGCAGGGTCGTGGTGAACGACTCGGTTCGAGGGGAAGAAGTGGTCCGCAGGGACGGGGACTGGAGCGAGCCCAGGGTGGTGGCCTCGCCGCCCTCGGTGGCCCAGGAGAGGATGTCCTCGACCGAGGTGTGGCCGAGCTCCTCCCAGGGCTCACCGGGAGCGGTCAGGTTGGTGGGGGCTTCGGTGCCGACGGGGGCGATGTAGAACCGCCCTGTCTTGACAACAAGGGTCGCGTCGTTGTTGAGAGCCACAGGGTCTCCTAATGGTCGTAGATGTGCGGGCCGATCACGGCCCGCTTGAACTTGATCCGGTGGGTGGAAATGAACCGAGCCCACCCTTGGGGGAGGTCCGCGTACTGAACGGGACCCTCACTGTTTGCCCAGTCGGCCACGCGCCTGGCGGGGTCAACCAGCTCCGCACCCTCGATCCAGCCCGCGCCATCAAGCACGGGGTCACTCGCCAGCGCGGCACGCTTGAAAGCGTTCTCGATGGCGATATGGATCGGGGGGCCGTCTACGTCGGACTCCAGGCCCTTGGTGAAAGACTCAGCGCTGATGAAGTAGTCACGGATGAAACGGGTGTCGGCCGTATAGGCGCCGTAGAAGCTCACCGCCCGCACCAGCACGAACGGTGGCGGAATCTCCTGCTCGATGAGCGAAGTGAAGGTCAGACCGGGAAGGCGGCGACGGAGCACGTCCAGCGCCAGGTCCTCCGCCTGCGGGATGCTGACGTTCTCACGCCACACCGACTCGGGAAGACTGCTGTTCTCAGAGGGGGTCAAGGTTCACTTCCACCCCCTTCGGCACCTTGTTCAACTTCTCCTTCGCGAAGTCCACATCGTGTGCAAGGCGCCTCTCGCCGGAGGGCGTAGAGCCCTTCAGGATGCCGTGATCCTTCTCGATCTTGGCGGCAGCGAAGTCACTGCGCTCGTCATCGAGGATCACGTACCAGTCGAGGAAGCCCTCCTCCAGCTTGATGCGGGAACCCTGAGGCCCCTCGCTTCGAGTGGAGGATGCCTTCACCGTCGCCAGGCGGCCCGCAGAGCGAGCCGCAATGGTCTTGGCGGCGGCACCCACGACAGCCTTGACGCCGTCCTCCTCGGCCACCAGAGGGTCAGCCAAGTAGACCGACTTCTCAGGAACCCCGGCCTTAGTCGGGAACCCGAAGCGAGGGTTGGGGAACATGTAGACCTTGGGCATCAGTCCCGCCTCCCCTCGGTGTACGGCCGGCGCCTGCACTGCACGGTGTAGTGGCGCACGGAGCGAACACGAGTGGCACGAGCCTTCGGAGGGGCAACCACGTCCCAGTCCGAGTCGTCCCAGACGATCATCGCGCCAGGGCCGATGTCGGTCAGGGGCCTACCCTTGTGAGTCCAAGGGAGGCGAACGTCGATGGTCTCCAGCTCCACATCGCCACGAACCTCAGCCCGAGTCGTCTCATAGGCGGTGATGCCGACCTTGACGTTCTCGACGGCGTTCTCCCGATCCTCGACCCAGATCAGCGCACCTCGTGAGTTCGCCACCTGGATACGCGGATAGATCGTCACGTAGTGATGTCGAAGCGCCATCAGCCCCCCTCGGGATAGAAGGGGTGGTACTCCGTCCCGTCCGGGTAGAGCGGGAAATACTTGCCGTTGCCCTGCCCGTAGTCCACCGGCACCTGGCCATGCGGACCCCGGTAGCGCGGAGGCGCAGCGCCCCACAGCTGAGTGGGGACCGAGACAAGACCACGGTCGATCTTGCGGTGCTCACGCAGGAGAGCAATCTCGTCGGGCTCAAGGTGAACACCCTTGGCGTTGACCTCGCCCCACATGTTCGTCTCATCCGCCCCGCGTGCCGTGTCCAGCAGCGAGGGGTTGTTCATGAAGCGGGCGGCAGCCTTGAGCGTCAGCATCACGGCAATCGGTGGAGCCGTATCCGCCGTCCAGGACTGAACGCCATACTCTCGAACAAGGATCGAGGCGTCCTCCAGGGCGCCATTGGCCATCAAGATCAGGTGCTCGTCCTCTAGCTCGAACTCAAGTCGGGCCTTCAGGTCCTCCAGGGAGGCCAGTGGATCAGCCATCAGAACCTCCTAGTGGGGCCAGGAGGGGCGGGGGGATGGTGCCCCCGCCCCTCGGCCGCAAGATCAGTCGCTCTCGGGAACGTTGATCACGCCGTCGGCGGGCACGCCCAGGTGCGCACGGAAGTCGTCGGAAGCCTCGCCGGTCACGTCACCAGCGACGGCGTCCTCCAGCTTGATCTTGAAGGAGCGCACGTTGTACTCGCCCCCCAGGACCTTCTCCTGCCACACCTTGGTGTTGACAGTGGAGCCCTTCTTGCCGCTGGACTCGGGCTGAGAAGCCGCGATCTCGTTCACGACCCAGCCACGGTCCTTGATCTGGCGAGAGCCGAAGAAGCAGTCGACCAGCGAACGGTCAACCACGAAGCGCAGGTCGTAGTCACGAATCCAGCGCAGCGCGTAGCCACTGTCCGAAGCGGTCGCACCGAAGGGCACGGAGGCCGGCACCGACGGGGCAGCCACGGCGAAGCCGAAGGCGGTGTCGGTGAAGGCGATGGCCTCGTCCGGCTCGATGGCGTCGGACACGAAGATGTTGAAGCCCACCCAGTTACCGATGTTGCCGGTACGCAGGACGCCGCCAGCCTCGTTGCCCGAGGACACGGCAGCGGTGAACCGCTTGTCCAGCAGCAGGGCCGCCTCGAAGTCGGTGCCGACAACCAGGTTGCGAACACCCTGGACGCGGAACTTGTTCAGCAGCTTGCGGGCCTCGACCAGCGCACGGTAGGCGTCACGCTCAGCGCCACCGACGACGACCTCGTAGTCGCCGTTACGGATGGTGTTCGCGGTGTCGTTCTCCATGCCACGGGCCACGGCGCGAGCCTGGATCGGAGCCAGCTCGTCCACGGTGACCTGGTCGAAGTCGTTCTGCTCGTCAGTGACGCGCACAGCCGAGTAGATACGGCCAGCGGTGAACTGCACCGGGACCGTGGTCTCGCTGTACTCGTCGAACTGGATGCCGTCGTTGTCACGGTCGTTGCCGAAGGCGTAGGACCGAGCAGGCAGCAGGCCGGGAACCTTGACGTTCACAGTGTCGTTCTCGGAACCCTTGTAGCCATCGAAGCTGGCCGGGGTGATGAGGTTCGGGAGCAGCAGCTCGTCGTAGATGAGACCGACGTAAGTGTCGGCCACGTGCTGCGGCTTGACCTTCTGATGAGGGGTGTAGACCATGTGGGTCTCCTGTCTAGGTTGTAAACTCAGCGGCGGCGATTGTTCCGACGCACTCGCTCAGCCCGCTCTCGCGGAGTGAGCCCGTGATCGGAGCCACCACCAGGGTTGAGCCCACCGTCCGCTTCGGAGGATGAGGTGGGGGGAACGTGTGAGGCGAATGCGGCCCGCACCGCGTCAGCCTTGGCCTTGATCTCGTCCGGGGTGGACCCGTCGACGAGGGCCGCCAGCGACTCCGGCAGGCCGGAGGTGTGCTTAGTCTTGGCCAGCTCAAGCTCCAGCTCGGTGACGCGGGAACGGTAGGTCTCGGTAGCGGCGTCGATGTCTTCCTGAGACTTCGCTTCCTTCAGGGCCGCATCGAGCTCCTTGTTGGCGGTGCGGTAACGTCCCGCCTCACTGCGCAGCGACTTGATCTGAGCCTTGGCCCAGTCGGGCAGAGAGTCGAAATCGTTCTGATCCTCCCCCTGCTCGTGTGCATCCTCCTCGGATGCGGCGGGGGTCTCGTTGCTCGCGCCCTCCTGGGGCTCCTGATTGCTTCCGCCCTCGGGGGCGGCCGGCTCCTGATTGAAGGTCAGGTCGCCGACGCTGGCGAGCGTGTTC